CAGCAGGGCCGCGGTACTGCTGGCCACGGCCATCAGCGCAGCTCCTTGTGCCAGACGCTTTCCGTATGGCGGGCCCCCAGGCGGCGGTACAGGGCGTCACAGGGGCGGGAGGCCGGGGAACTGTACTGGACCACGTCCGCGCCGCGTTCCCTGAGCCCGGCCTCGGCCGCACGCAGCAGCTTCAGGACGGCCAGGCCTTTGCGGGCGGTCGGTGCCAGATACAGGCCATCCAGAGCGGCCAGACGTTTTCCCGGACGGTGCGGGCAATCCGTCAGGGTGAAGGCGGCGTAGCCCTGCAGGCTGCCGGAGCTGTCCCGGGCCGTCACCACATGCAGCATGCCCAGCCGCTCCCAGCAGGCATAGCGTTCCGTGTCCAGGGCGTAGACCTGCGGGCCGAACAGGGCGGCCTCGCTCTCGTCCCAGTGGGCCTGCAACAGGGGCGGCAGCTCCGGCAGCAGGCGTTCGAGCGGTTCACAGTGACAATGGATCATGCTCTCTCCTTGGTTCATATCTCCGCAAATTCCACATCCAGGCTCAGGGCCAGCAGGTGGAAGGGCAGGGGACGTTCCTGCACCAGCCAGATGGTGGCCGAGGGGCCGTGTCCTCCGGCGGGCAAAAAATCCACATCGCCGCTGAAAGGTTGGCAGGCCTCATCCCAGCGCCGGGGCAGGAAGGGGATGTCGTAAAGTTCGTCTCGGCCGGCTCCGTAGCGCCCGCCCACGCTGCGGTACAGGCGCAGGCAGCAGCGGCCCAGCGCCCGTTGCCGTCCCAGCGTGCTGCCGGATTCGCCGTTGCCTTCCACGGGCAGGGGCGACAGGACCGAAGCATAGGGCAGGCCTGCCTGGACGATGCGGGCGGCAAAGGGCAGCCGGATGCGGCCCTGCCGCACCACGCAGCCTTCCACGGGGCTCCCGTCCGCCAGCACGGCCAGAGACTGGCCTTCCAGATGGTCGAGCCCGTCCACGTCGTTGACCGCTTCTTCCCGGTGAAGGCTCAGACCGCAATCCACAAAAAAAGCTTCCTCCACAGGATCGCTGTCCTGCCACTGGGGGGCCAGACGTTCCAGACAGTAGCGGGTGTCGCCGTCCGCATCCCGGCGGCGGACCACCAGCAACAGCTCGTCGCTGTCCGGGCCGGAGATGCTGCACACGGACAGCACCTCTCCGGCCGTGGGATGGCGGCTCCAGCCCCAGATGTCGTGCTCCTTGAGATAAGTCAGGGCCAGCAGCAGGCCGTCGTCGCGCACGATCCAGAGCACGGATCCCGGCGTCTGCTGGTAGGCCCATTGGCGCAGGCGGTGCCCTTCGAACAGATGCGGCGCCAGGATGGAAAGGTCATTGCCCGCATAGCCGTCTTTTTCCAGCGAATAGAACAGGTCGCGCACATGGGCGCCGTGGCGCTGCACATGCAGGATGGCATTGCCGATGATGATGGGCGCAAGGCCCGCGCTGCCCCAGTAGGACTGGGCCGTGATGGTGATGTTGCCCGGGGTGATGGCACTGCCGTTGCCGCTGGCCTTGTATTCGCTGCCCGATGTGCCCAGCAGCAGGTCCCCGAAGCTGGCCGCCCAGGCGATGGCGTCGATGGAGCCGGACGCGATGAGGTATTCCACCGGGTCGTCGTCCTGCAGGGGGC